CATCAAAAACTTCCCAACCTAATCCTACATTTCTAGCTGCTGCATCTAAAGTACCTGTACCTGCGTCATTACTAATAAGTATGCTTCCAGTAAAGTTTGTAATGTTAGAAGCTATACCTACGCCATTGATTGTGCTTGAACCTGTAATAGCTCCATCTACTTGTAGTGTAGAAGCCATATCTACAGCACCATCTATATCTACTATGTCTAAGTTTGTTGTGCCATCTACATCTATATCACCTGAAATGTCTAAGGATGTAGCTGTTAAAACTCCAGTAACACCTAATGTACCACCAACAGTCATATCATCTGTTACAGTTAGATCGTCTTGTACTTTTAGATCTACAACATTAAGACTAGCAAAAGCGTCAACGACTGCTGCGCCAGATCCTGCTCCGTCTAGGTAAACTGCTTTAACATCTCCTGGAGGTATAGTAATTGTTGCTCCAGATCCTTGTTTGATAATTATATTTTGCGAGCCACTTGTACCATTTTCGATAAAGTGCATCCTGTTCAAAGTGTTTGGTGCGATTGTAACTGTGCAGGCTGAGTCAAGTGTTCCTGTATATTCAATATACATTGCTCTACCGGGATCAGTTGCACCATCTGCTACCGTGGTAGTGTGAGTGTCTGCATTAGTTGTTATGCCTTCGGTTCCATAACCTAAAGCCTCACCAATTAATTCTAAATTGGTGTTAGTAACTGTTCCCCATGTTCCAGAAGCATCTCCGGTTGCCATTTCGTTCAGTCTTAAATCGTTTACGTATGTACTTGCCATTTAGGCCTCCATTAAAAATATTACACTAATATTTATCATGCTGCGTCACGACCAGCTGTTATAGAAGTATAGTTTGGGTCTTGCGATGTTGCAACACCGGAATAGGTTGGTGTTTGCGATGTTGCTACACCAGAATAGTTTGGTGTTTGCGAGTCATCTATTTCATTCCACAAAAATATAGATCCTGTACTAAAAGTTGCTGCTTGACCAGTAGGCACAACATTCGCTGCTGCATTGGTAGTAACAGTGCTAATCGCTGAGGTGATAGCAAAGCTTGGCATTAATATGACTTCGTTTTCAAATACTATGACTGAGCCAATAGCTGAGGTTATAGCTTGGGTGCCAAGAGTAGTATTGGCCTCTGCATCTACAGCTGGAGATCCTAAGCCAGATGTTATGACTTGTGTGGCTGGTGTTACGTTAGCCTCTGCGTCTGTCGTTACAGATCCGAGGCCAGATGTAATCGCTAATGTTGTTGTGGTTACGTTTGCTTCTGCAACAACAGTTACTGAGCCAAGACCAGATGTTACAGCTGCTGGAGCTGTAAGTGTGACTGGAATTGGCTCTCCAAACGTAAGTTGACCCCAGGTCCCTCGACCCCAACCAGTTATATTGGCCACTAGCTAACTCCCGAGACGCTTTGCAGCTGGACCTTGATTGCTTCAAGCTCACTTCTTACTGGAGGCGTAATAAACTTATAGTCCAGGATATAATCTATTTTTGTGATTGCATCTTGGATCTTTTGTATATCGGTCATAAATCAATCTCGTCTAGCTCTATAAATATGTCATTGTTATTATTTGCACTTTTGTGTAAAATTGGTGTTATGGATGAGATGTTATATTTTTCTTGGGAAAGCGGGCCTGCTGTAGTTACACCAGAGGTTGATAATTCAGTATTCGGTTTTTTCATATCACCAGAAGCTTCTGAGTGGGAAATGGCCACGCCATTACAAATATCTGATTTCTTTATAGACGGATCTCGTTTAGAGAAAACAGAGTTTGAAAACATGTTTGGTGTTATTGGCACTAATCTTCCAGATCTACCAGCTACTACTTGACCACCTTTATTAAAGATTTCTATTAGGTCTTTCATAAAAGCTGGATCTATTTTTGCTTGTGCTGGATTAAATATATCCTGCATAGCTTTTTCTAAACGCAAACCTTCTCTAACAACACTTGAATTTGCGCTACCTGCTGGTAATCCTTTTAGCGGTGTTCTAAATGCTTCATATATTTTGTGCGCTTGATCTGAGGCATCTGCCATAGGTTTGGTAATTACACCAATCTCACCAATTATTTTTTCTCCGTTAGATCCTGTAAACTGTATATTAAGTTTACGATCTATAAAACCAAACTTTTTGTATATCTGTGTCCCGGAGTCAACAGTAGGAAAAATATCACTAATAGCTTTAGCAACTGCATCTGCTTGCGCTGGTGTTTCTACAAATATTCTATTTCTAATAGCGTCTGTAATTTGTGTAGGATCCCCGCCATACTTAGTATCGGCTTTTTCAATGATTCTAGGCATGGTTTTTATCTGGAACTCTGTCTGCATAGTATCAGGATCAATTTTAGAATTTCTATTCAAGGATCTTTCTAGGCCAAGATCGTCTGCTACTCTAGCTATGACTGTTTGAAACTCTGGATTAAGACGCAAAGAAGTGCCAAAAAAACTTTCAACACCGTCTATGCCTGCTTGGTGTGTATTGAAATCTTTTTTGAATTGTTTTTCGACTCCAGGGCCTTGCATCCTTAACTTGCCTTCAAATACTGGATTGCCTGGCACAGGCATGACTGCTGGTGTTGGAATTGGATCTACTTTTAAGGTAGTAATACCAGCTGGACCAGGTGCAGAGTCTATGCTTTTGAGGGCAGACTTAAAAGGTCTTGCGGCTTCTCCAAATAAGGGTACAGCGGCTAGGCCAGATAAACCTGCAACACCTAAATTTTTAAATCCAGATCCTATGTTGCCTTGTTTAAATTCTTTGAAAGCATCGCGGCCATACTTACCAGCTGCGGCTACATCCATTGCGATACCTGGAGGAGTAAAACCAGCTGCAATCTGTCCTACTAGCGGCACATTCTCTTCGTAACCTTCAACAGCTCTGTCCAGGATGTCTTTGCCTGGTTCAAAAATATTTACGTTGTCAGATACACTTCGGGCCATAACCTAAGATTATAACCCAAAGTTTACATTTAGGAAGCCTCTGGCAATCCTTGGAATTTTCTGTTAAGAATCTTTGTAACTTTACTATACTTAAAGCCTTCAAAACCTGCATGTAGATTGCTAACCTGTTTGGCAATTCTTCGAGCACCTAATCCTCTGTCTCGCAAAGCGTAGATAGTTTTTAGTACCGCTTGTTCTTCTGGTATTGGTATAAGCTTGGTATGTCTTCTGGATCCGTGGTCCTCATATTCTTTTTTGTAGCCAAAAGGGACATGGCCACCGATTGAGTAACCTTTTTCTGCCCAGACAATTTTACCAGCAGAAAGTCTTGATCTAATCATATCTCTCTCAAACTCAGCAAACTGGGCAAGTGTTGCAACCAGGTTTCTGTTATTAATCCTGCCCATGTCTAACTTAGCTGCTAATCCTGTAGCTTCTTTTTCTTTAGGCATAACTACTGGTATGTCACCAAACATCTCGCAGAAGTAAAGTGTAATACCTGTTTCTTCAAGCGTTGGTATCATGTTGACCATCTCAATAAAAGATCTGGCCAATCTATCTAGCTTGGTGGTTACTATCACGTCATGGTAATCCATAACATCTGTCAGCTCTCTGGATCCCGGTCTTTCGACAAGATCCTTCATGCCACTAACACCAGCGTCAACAAAGAACTTGTCTACTGGCCTGTTAAATTTAGCCTGGACAAATTCATCTATGATTCTTTTTTGCTCGTCCAGAGAAGATCCATCTGTCACCTGTTGTTCAGATGAAACCCTCACATAGCCGTATATATTATTAATTTGTTTTTTTGGTGCGATCATGCTGCCTCCCTGCTTTTCATAAGCTCTTTGTATTCAATAGTTTTGGTCCATTCAATGTGTTCTTCAATCAAGTCTATTGCATACTCAAGTGAAATAAATTTATTGCTAAAAAAGCTGTGCCCATATTTTGTAGGAGATAAATAATGAGGTTTATCTTCATCGGTAATGCTTTGATAAAACATGTGTTGTCTTAGAATTTCAATATTATCTCTTCTTTTTTTATTTGGCTTTGTTGGATCCGTAGATGCAAAATCATCCAATGTACTACACCCTTTGCTATAATTGCTGCCGTCAAAATTCATTATGTCAATTTCAAATCTTCTTGCATAAACATAATCTTCAGGTCCAACACAATTACCTGTTGCATAAACTTCTTTAACCACGTAATTGTAGTTGCCAAACGATCTTTCATAACAAACTTTTTTAAGATCTTCATATAAATCAAAATTGTATTCTGAATAATCTTTGTTTTCTAAATATAGCTGATTGTTCATGCTGCCTCCTTTAGGTGCTTTTTGTATTGTTTAAGGTTCTTTGGATCATCTAGCTCTGCTTTTATGTGTTTAATAAAAGCTCTGGGATTTATTTTTGGATAGTGAAAACTATGAAACCCAGTTTTTGATATAGGTGATGGCGCTTGCCTTTGGAGTGGATCCTTGTACCTGGTTATGTAAACCTTGGCATGGTCTGTGTTGTGAATATGGCCATTGTCAAACTTAAACCAGTAGGCGTGCTTACAAAGATCTATTCTTACAGTAACTTTGTCTTTACCGTGGGACCAGGTGAACTTGTCAATGGTCTTATATTTATCGTTGTATTTTGATTTAATTATCTCAGACATTATTTTTTCTCCTTAATTGGGGTAACTATAGCTAGGCCCTCAAAGTTTCCAGCTTCTACTCTCTTTACGAGATCTTCAAATATTTTTTTAAGATCAATTTCGTTTTTTACTTTTTCCATTTTTTTCTCCTTATTAATAAACTTTCCCACGTACCCATTGTATCAAATGGGTATCAAATTGCAACTATATGCACAAATATATTTATTAATATTTCTTTATATAAAGTATTGCAATTAGTTGCAAAGTCACTATAATAGATACGTGAGAAAGATTATTAAACAAAACGGAGAAAAGTATGGATATTAGAAGAATACAACATCTAGTCGACATCAAGAAAGCCGAAGGTAAAAGAGTGGCTCTTTATGATGGGACGGCTATACATTTGCCTGGCACTATTGCGGTGATGGACCACGAGGGTGGTTTCCATGAGCTGATTGATTTTGAGATAGGTGGTCACGTCAACTGGAACCAAGATAAGATTGATGCCTGGAACAAGGATCAAGGCTTAGATGATGATGCGGTCGAGTTGATGGTTACTCAAAGCATGTGGCCTAGAGACAAAGACCTGGATAAAGAATGGGATAACTACGGGGAGGTGGGGTAATGAGATTAACAAAACTAGAAAAAAACTGTTTGCGTGTTGCTTTGGAATATTCAATATCTGACTATGAAACAAACCTAGAAGAAATGGTTTTGTATTATGGTTTTGATGCAAAAGATATCAAAGATCAGAGACAGCTGGTTAAAGGGATGCAGAGGGTTCAAACAAAACTTTTAAAGGAAGTGGCGTAATGACTGAACAAGAGTTACAAGAAATACACGCCTTTGCTGACCTGGTCAACGCCAGGGCAGAGAGGTTAATTAAAGAATACGAGGTACACAATGCAAAGTGAAGCTAAGATAGTCGTAGAGGTGGAGATAGATTTTGATGTAGTCCCGGATAAGGAAACAGTTACAGCTGTCCTTTTGGATATACCAGATCTAAGTCCAGATTTTAAAAAACGAGTTGCCGAGGGTAAATTCGTTTATGCTATGAGGAATAAATAATGCACGCAGAAATACAAAAGGGTACGGTTTACTACCATGGAGCTGACTACAAGTTCAAGCTTGCAGACGAGCAGTTTCACAAACACACGTCACTGGTTCTAAGGCCGCAACACATTCGGATCTTAGAGAATAAATCAGATCTATCAACCAAAGATCTAAAAACAAAAATTATAGAAACCTGGTTTGCCCAGGGCAATCAAAGAGTTAGAGACTATTCTAACGCTAAACGTAGATCTAAAAGAATCAGCAATGGATAACTGGGAGAAACATTACAACCGTATTCTTATGCAGATGGAACATCGTGAAGATCTACTTAAATCCAAGCTTGAGGATGTTAGGAATAAAATATTCTTAACTAAAATTGAGTATGAAGAAATTAAACAAAAGAGGGAGGCCCTTAAATGAATTATGCAATAGCAGAATATAAATACGTTAGTCATCTAAGAGATGCAGGTTATGTCGGTGAAGTAGTTTACCCAGACAAAGACTCATCTAAAGAACAAGAAGATGGCTCCTGGATACTAATTACAGCACATGGGCAAAGACTTGCTAATGTATCTAAAGACAAAACGGTGAGGATCTAATATGAAATTTTATTATTTAGAAGATGACGACAGGCTTAATATTCAGATGTTTACCACCAAAAAGGCTGCATTAGATTGGATAAAAAATGTCAATGTTGCTGATGATTATGACAATGATAATATTTTTAGTGAACTAGATATACAGATTTTATATGTACCTCATGCAACCAAAAAATCTATTCTTAGTGCTTTTGCTAGTGTCAGCACCATTGTTGGTAATAGTTTAGATACTCCGGAGCTATACAAATGAACAGAAACAAAGTACCAATGCACCTGCTGTATCTAAGCGATGAGCAGTTACGAATTTTGTTTGAGATCTTTAGGCCCAGGGTATGAATGACCAAGAAGAGTTTGCCCAGAACATAAGCAAGTTCATTATTAAGTTTATGGAGAAGATTGATACGGTATCTGGCTTGGAAAATTACTATCTGGCCAACAGAGCGCCTATATCTCAGATTCGCGGTATCAACGAGGACTGTCACGCGGAGGTCATCCAGGCTTTTAAAGACAAGAAGGGATCCATATTAGGAGTGCAAGATGAGACTAATACTTAGCGATATAGACAAGAAGTTGATTATTAAGGCCCTGTCAGATTATGGCAAACCGCTGCTAAGGAAGCAGAAAAACACTAGAGAGGAGAAACAAGAAATGGATCGGATCCGTGGAATTATATCTCAGCTCGCATTTGGGAGAGACGATGATGTATGAATTTTATCAAGAAGTAAAACTAGCTGGGGAAAAAGGCTTTATCAAAACTGTACGCTGTCACCAAGGTGTATTCGCGCAGCTTATACCTAGCCGCATCGCAAGATGTAAGGCAGCGGGAGCTCGGTATCGCCTAGCAAGATCCGGAATTATTGTCGAGGCTGGTTAAAGACACCGTTAGCTCGCATCTGGGATCCTCTTTATCGAAACCACCAAATATGTAGATAACTGTCGTTACCTGCTCAAAACTATCATCTTTTAAGATCCCGGCCTTCACCAGGGCATCACAAGCAAACTTATCTATAATCGAACATGGATTACTAATATCTATGCGCCTCTTGGTCTTGGCGAAATAGGTATATGTCAATGTAACCGGCTCGGTAAACTTGGGCAGATCTGCCAGGTCTGGCATTAGGGCATCCGTGTAGTTTCTCTTCGCTATCGACAGAACGCGAAAATAGGCATTTCGGTAGTTGTTCAAATTTAAAATAAATTTTTTGTTCTTTGAAGTGGGAACCGTCAAAGGTAGATTAATTTTGATATTTTTTTTCATAAAAAATTTTGCCCAGAATTTTTTGGAAGGCTGCGTTTTTTATACAGATGTATTGTCATGTGCAAACTATAGCATGGTGGAATTTAGAATGAGAATTTTTAGTCATTCAGTGTGTGTAACCTAGTTATAACTACAACTGTCAGCGGCCTGTCGCATATAGGGGTGTAGGGGGTCCGATCGGTCGCTGATCCTCAGTATAAAAGGGCCTCTAGGGACTCCAATCTATGCAGTCGTTACCCTTGTGCTCACATGGTTTGCACATAGTTGCACAAATGTATACTAATATATTGCTGTAAGTCATTGATATACCGTGCTTTTTTGATTTAGGGTGATTTTTCTTGGATTTTTACAGTCCAAACAAGAGAGCACCTTATTACTTAGTTGACCTAGCTATTTATCCTTGGGATCGTAGTCGTCAATGTTGGCACCGAGTAGCTTGGCTAATCTCTCCTTGATATCTTCCTTTCCCATGGCATCTACGTTGGCGTTGATGTTGATATTCTGGGATCTGTTGATGGATAAACCAGCCAGTTGGTTGAGCTCTTTGATAGCAGAAACCACTGCATTAAATTGATTGTTAGCGTATGCAGTCTCGGCTACCTTCCACAATAATGTCCCGGTCTTTTGTGGTGTGATCGCATACTTCTCTGCAAGCTCGTCTTGCTTAATCCTAATGGCCTTGACTATATTAGGATGGTCTTTGCCATTCAAGAACTTGCTGGCTGCTTGTGCCGGGAACTCATAACCAGCTTTCCTGGCAGCTTCGGTTTGACCGCATGCACCTTCGGTGTAATGCCAAACAAAGCTGGCCTGCATCTCAGTTAATCCATACTCCTGGTCTTTCTCAAATTGTGCTGGCGTGTCGACCAGCTCTGCCTTCTTCTTCTTTGGTCTACCACGATCTGCCATACTATTCCTCAATGAAGGCCATAAAACTGCCTTCGTCTAATTTAACTATTGCCACCACATTCCTACCTTTCAATTTCCGCACGACTCCAGAGTAATTCTTCACTGCTATAACCACCACTTTAATCTCAAAAGTATCACCGGTCGTTCTTATATCTATAGATCTTAATTCACTCATAATTATCCTAACAGGGTAGCAAGTGCAGGGTATAGCTTCCAAACACTTCCGATAGTGTTCTGTGTATAACTGCTAATATCCTGCTGTATAACCATGTATATATATATTATTATTATTATATATACCTAACACTACCTATAGTAAAATACCCCATAGGTAAGCCAAATATCGACAGGGTGGCATCTCTTTTACTGTACACTCTACCCCACCCTAATCGCGCATCCTTCTGCACCTTCTTATATACTCTTGCACATTCGTGCACAATAGCCTGCACATCCAAACAGTGCACAGCTTCGCTTCTATCACTTTGCAGTGTCATCATTTCCCTTGCCCTTAGCCTTCGTATTTTTTGTCGCGCGCACTTCCTTGCGGCCTGTGAAGATCGCATCAAAGCTCTTATCAAATTGATTCTTGTCTACCGACATGGGCCTTTGTCTTGATCCCTTGCCTCCTCGCCATTCACTCATTACTTATTCCTGTCATTAACAATCATTATTAGCATGAATATTACTATAGATGCAGCTAATGTGCTGAAGGTGATTGTAAGTATCGCTTCAAAGATCGCCATTAGTCGTCTCCAAACTTATCGCTGTAGTTGGTAAAGTTTTCTGCATCTACAGCTGTATAACTCAGATCATAGACTTTGCGACCATTGGATCTTCTTGGTTCAATGCCTCTATCGTGTAAAACACGAGCCGCTTCTTTGAAGTCTGGCATCCTAGGTGCTTTGATCCCCAGGTCGCGCAATAGTTTGGTCATCTGCACAGCTTTTGGATATTCACTCTCAAAGTCTACATGTTCTAGCAGTAAATCCTCTACACTTGACTGTGTTCTATAAATCTCATTGCTTTCATTAAGCAGCTCGCGCTCATCTGGTGATAGAAACCAATTCTTCTGGCCTTTCACGTACATTGTTTCCTTGACCTCGGCCCAGAGCTGTTGCATGTCCACGCCATGATTAACGTCAATGTCTTTGACAGCGAGAACCCAAAATCTTCGATTACCAGACGTGTCCGTCAAAAATTCTCGCGCGTTAACACTGGCGTAGAAAGCCGTACGTCTTTGGTAAGTAGTAAATGCCCGGTCGTATGGCAACCTAAGCTCATCTGTCTTTGCCGTTACAAACGCCTTGAGCTGATCTATGTCTGACTTCTTAAAAGTGCTCTCTATCTCTCCTAGCTCAACGATCCAGTGGGAGACTGCGCGTTTCACGCTATCTTTGTCACTCGGATTTAATGTTGCTCCCTCTAGGAGCCAGCCACGGTCATAATCACACAGTCGCTTGAACCATAAGGTCTTACCCAATCCCTGTGCGCCCTGGAGGACTAATATACCCTCTAACTCAACGCCATTCTCCTCATAAGCAGCGGCCAAGCATGAGATAAGCCACTTCTTCATTAACATTTCTTTGAGTTGGTTACTATCATGTGTAACCAAGCTGTTTAAAAATAGTTGGAGTCTTGAATGGCCATCCCAAGGTACCGAGTCGATCCATTCCTTCACAGGATTGTATTCCTGCGCTAATATCTTGAGGTAGTCGCGTACTTTAGTGTGTGGGATCCCCATATTGATACATCGATCTTCGATCTCTATAAGCGAGGCTTCATCTTTCATATCAGCGATAAATTTAGCGTTAGGGATCTCAATTTCCATGCGTTTCTTAATGACGTTGTAGCGCACTTCAATAGCATGTGTTTGCAACACTCCGGATATATTATCCTTAGTATTTAAAAAGCGTCCGCTTGCACTGCGCTGGAATTCGTGTTCCACAGCCAAGTCAAGCTTATCTAATGCAGGTATCAGCTCACCTTCTACTACCTGGACATCATCATTCTTGTGGTCATTGTAATCGCCCTTGCTCTGCGGCATGAGGACCTCAGCTAATCCATTTTGTTTTAAGATAATCTGGCAGGCTTTTGTTGCTTCTTTCTCACCTGTTTTACTATCGTCATTGTCTGCTATAAATACATGTTTTCTGTCTGCAAAAAATCCGAACATCACCTCTGCAACAGGCGACAAGTTATAAGCATCAAATGCTACGATGACTGGCTGTGAGAAGTCAGCGAATATAGATGCAGCTGTTGCATAGCCTTCTGCATAGTTAATAATAGTTGCGGTTTTTAAGATCTCTTTACCTAAGATAAAAAAGCTACCGCTTTTTTTGGAACCAGTGAGAAATAACTTCTTGCCGTCCTCATTAATGTATTGCAAACCAACAATCATCATTTGCTTATCATATAAAGGTATAACCAACTGCCCGGATCTATTTACTCTAAGGCCGTATGAGAGAACCTTTTTCTTTTCTAAGTAAGAGTGTTTCTCACATGGTACGGCTTCTTCCCAGAGCGCCTGTGCTCTTTGTGCAGCCTTAGAATACTTCTCTGCCTGCTTAACCTCTGCTTCTTTTTGTAATTGTGCTATTTCTTCTTTTTGTTCCTTAGTAACCTTCATTCTCTTTTGGTTTTCAGGCTTCCAGATAGCAGTAGGCTGGTCCGCTGAGATACGATAGTCACCCAACCGTCCGAATGGGACTGATTGATCTATCCACAGCTGATACCAGCCTACTAACTTTCGTTGACCACCGACATTGATGTAAGCTCGACCTATTGAGCCATCGGTAATCAAACCCTTCTTGGGTTCGGGTTCTAAACCATTATCGTTTAGAAATCTTTGAAATTCGTATTGGTAATCTGTTGTAAATGGTTTGTCAAAATTTTTGGTGGTAGGTCTGGTAATTTTTAGGGACATCAATCTCTCTGTTATTATTTATTGCACTCTTTGTAAAAGTGTATACAATAGTACATAATTTTATTTTAATTAGCAATCATTAATAGGAGTATATTTATGAGCTTAATGTTAAAAACCGAAGGGGACTTCGAAGCAATGCCAAAAGGTCAATACCAGGCAACATGTTATCGCATCGTTGACATGGGAACAAGAACAGAACAATTTGGCGAGAATGATCCAAAGAAAAGAACTACGGTTCATATTACTTTTGAGGTGACAAAAACCATAGACATAGGGAATCAAGAATACGATCCAACCATGGATGACGGCAGACCTATGGCAATATCAAGAACTTATACAGCATCTTTATTTGAGTCTAGTGCACTAAGAAAAGATCTTGTGTCCTGGAGAGGTAAGAACTTTTCAGCAGAAGAGGAAGCTGGATTTAATATAGCAAACTTATTAGGCCATACAGCTGTGATAGAAGTAGATCATACGGTGGGTGGTAAAGCTAAGATAGCTGGAATATTTAAACCAGACGGCGGAGCACAAAAAATAGCAACACATAATGAGCAGACAATCTTTGACTTAGATGTTTATTGTGATGAGTTTAATGGCAATACATCGCCAACAACCAAAGCTATGTGTGACATCTTTACTGATCTACCAGAGTGGCAGCAAAAAGATATAGAAGGCAGTTATGAATATATTGCAGCTGTAAAGAAAGGTGAATCAGCTGGCTTTAAACCAGCCGTGAGCAATGAGACGCCAAACCTAGCAGATTTAGCTACAGAGGCAGAGCAAAACAATTCACCAAACTTTGACGATGACGCAATAACTGAGGATAAAATTCCTTTTTAATTTCACCCGCAGGAGGCTTTTTCTCCGATCTCACAATTAATTAAGAGTCTCCTGCACCTTTACTAGATAGATGATAAAGAACTTTTTAAGCAACTTATGGAACGATTTTTTAGAATGGTCCTTCAAGCGCACAGCAGACAAAATGTCCAGGAGAAACAAATGAAACTACAATTTAATAAAGAAAAACAAAACACCCAAGGAGTGCAATTTAGAATAGATCCAATTACAAACCAAAACTTAACTGTAATTAGAAACTTTTATTCTGAGCAAGCAGGTAGAAGAGTTACAACCGGTGAAATCTGTAAGCAACTTATAAACCTACATGTAGAGGAGTTAAAAGATGAGTGATCCAGTAAATCCTGACCATTACAAACAAGGCGACATAGAGTGTATAGAAGCAATCAAAGCTTCTATGTATCCAGCACAATTTGAAGGTTATCTTAAGGGCAACATAGTTAAATATGTGTGGCGTTATGAAATGAAGAAAGGCTTGCAAGATTTACTTAAAGCACAATGGTATATGAATAGACTTATTTTAGAAGAACAAAATAAAACCATACAAGACGATGACTGGCAAAGAGTATGAAGGATCAAACAATGGAATTTAAGCCTGGAGTATATGAAGATGTGCCTTATGAGATCTATGCAGAGATCCCAGCATTTAGATCTCACGATCTTACGGCCGCGTTAAAGTGTGCTTATAACTGGAAGTACAGCAAAGGTTTTGCACCCTCACCTGCATTATTAGAAGGTAGAGTGCAGCATACTGTATTCCTGGAACACCATAAGTTTGATGAAGAGTTTGTGATCCAACCAAATATAGACAGAAGAACCAAAGTTGGTAAAGCTGAGTATGAGGACTTCTTAACTACTGTTGATAACCGCACACCAATAAGTCAAGACCTGTATGACATCTGCATGGAGCGTAGAGAGATTGTTAAAGAATACATACCTCAAGAAGATCACAAAGTAGAATGTGTCATTATGTTTGAATGGCATGGCCACCCTTTTAAATGTAGACTCGACTGGTATAACAATAAAGATGTCTGGGATCTTAAAACAGCTCGTGACGCCTCACCTCGTGGCTTTAAACAAGCGATTAACAACTTCAACTATCACATGCAAGCAGCACTTTATGTAGATGCTTGTAACGCAGCAGGATTGCCAGCCGGGACCTTTAACTTCCTGGCACAAGAGAAAGTACACCCATTTGCTTATGCAGTGTATAGCATGTCAGATGAAGCTTTAGAGTACGGAAGATCTAAGAATGAACAAGCCTTAGCCTTGTTGTTAGAATGTAAAAAGAGTGATGAGTATAAACCCTATAACCTGGAAGGGATCCAGACTGTAGAGTTATCGGATCTTTATTAGTTTAAGTGAGCTCCCCAGTAAATACCTATAGGACTTAAACCGTACTTTTTGGCATCATGGTTATGCCAGGCACCGTCTCTGATATTGTGCTCTAAGTGCATAACCTCTCTGCCGTCTCCCCACTTGATCGTTACATAACCATCTTTGTGGTTGGCAATCACTCTGCCTTTGTCGATTGGAATACCAGCTCCCCAGTATCCCGTTACTTTTGCGTCAATCATTACGCCACCTCCTCTTCATTGTGTTTTTTAGCCAAAGCATCTGCTCTGCCCATCAAAAATAATTCGTAAACCTTTTCTCTGTCCAGGCTGTCGCCACCACCCCAAAGATTTGGAAAAAGTTTGTTATACATTTTCGTGTATTTTATTGCTTCTTTTTTAGTCATGTCAGTATCGTCATAACATACTAAAACGTAAGTAATAAATGTTTCAAAATCTCTCATTATGCACCTCCGTTTGCTAATTCATAATCCATTTGTAAAAGCTCTGTAATCCAATCTGCCTTTTCCTTGTATCTTTTTTTGTAGATCTCCTGGCCCTTCTTGTTATTACAACCAAGCCAAAGATTTAAAATGATCTCTAGGTCAGTTGTAAGTTTATCAATTTCTGGTTTAGTATCTTTAATAATCATAGTCCCTCCCTTTTTTCACATTTTTTCATGTAAGCATAATCCTCATACTCTTCTTTGGTCCAACAGATTCCTTCTGTAAGTATTTCCCAAACCGTTGCATGATTTTCGTGAGGTTTATTTTTTACACCTCTCACCTCGTAAAGACCATCAAGACCATCCCATGTCTTGTGAACATAAACATCAAGCTGTTTGTTGCCCTTACCAAATGTTTTGATAAGCATTTCTTTGTCATAAATAGTATTAGCCATTACAATCCCTCCCTTGTGTAACCAAGGTAGTTGTAAACACCCTTGGCTCTTTTTCTTAACAATCTTCTCACCTCTTCCAACTCTTTTTCAGTACAATCTAATTTGCCATCATAATTTATTAGACCTTCCTCCCAGTATCCCTCAAGCAATTGATCCATTTTGTCCAGGATCAACAACTTGGCATATTTGTTTGGAGTAACTTTTTCGTCAAGATATTTCAACATTTTTTTCTCCTTTTTAATTATTATTCCCACATGTTTATAATAGCATAAATGCACAAATGTGCAAGTATTTGCACATATTTATACATGTTATTTTAAGGAGTTTTTAGTCTATATTTTCGTATATATCTATAGTTCTTTGCTTATCACAAAGCCAAAAGACAAGCAGGTATCTATCCCCGGATCCCACTGGTAATCCTTTGTGCAGGTTGGAGAAGCTTGGAAACATAAGCGCGTGGCCAGTTGGCAGCGGTGCTATGTCGCCATAGTTATGGAAAGCGGTCCCACCACCTTCGTAGCCACCCGTATTTAACGGCACGACCACAGATATATCAGCGCTTTCATCATGGTGCCAGGCACCCTGTTTCTTTTCTTTAAGGTTGTAGTTAGCTATTTGTATGCTTGTAGGATCTTTGCAATCACGTTGCCACAGCGCATTAAACATAGGGTTCAATACCGTCTGGACTACAAACCACATATTGCGATACAGCTCTGGCACTTGCTCGCGCAATACTATCTCTGGGATCTGCCGCAGCTTATCTTCATGTGAGTTACCCTCAAAAGATATTTCTTTTTTCATTAGCTCTATTTCTTTAACCAGGAGTTTGCAAAACTGCCTGCGAAATAATGGCACCCGGTAGATCTCTGGATATATTTTTTTGACCACATCATGGATAGGTGTCTTGGGCATATCGTGCATACCCTCACTAGATTTAAACTTTGCAATGATTGGTAAAGTCTCCTGGACCGCATTGTAAGTGTGCTGGTTAATCATCCAATGCGACTGCATGCTTAACAAATAGTTTTTTAGTTCGTACATGGTTATGTAGTTTATCATATATTTTTTAATATATATTTGTAAATTACTACAAATGTGTGTAAAATCACGCCATGGACCAAGATAATAAAATTAGAAAAAGTTTGGCAGTTGACATTAAAACTTATGAAATGTTGCAAGACATTTGTGGATCTGAAAGAAGATCTAAAATTGAACAGCTCAAAGTTTTAATTGAGAAAGAACATGCTCGTATAAATCAGAACAACTTAGCTGAGGCATAATGTTTTTTAAAAGTATTATGGCAAGCCAAGAAAAAGATTTACCACAAAGTTACAAACCAGTGTTAGAAGCTCCCGAAGTTATTGAGCTATTTGGTAGAACAACTTTGCATCAACAAGCAGCATTGCTTAGATTAATCTCCAGGAACTTACAAGTAGAAATAGATGACGAATCCTATATGGGATACAACATGGATTTTGAAGTTGTTGGAGCTATGATTAAAGCAACAGAATCTTTAGACTAAACCAGCTATACCAGATTGTTGCCTCATGGCAATTTCTCTATCTCTTTCATCCGGGAGGATTGTAGGTGATGTCATCTGTGGTAAAGACAATGTTGGCTTAGTTGTTG